GAGGTTTATAGTAGTAGTTTTATTCTAAGACTTGAACATCTAGGCCGAGATTGGCGTGAAAAGGGGCGCAGTCCCCTGAAACTAAGCCGAACCGATTTCTTTCTTGAGGTTATTTAATTAACTAAAACTCGCTAGCCTTTAACAATGAGGCAAATCAAGACCTTCAATCTGCGCTTATCGACAATAAAAGACCTAAATCAAGAGGTGAGAAGAGGTTTCAAATCAGAGTTTGTTGACAAAGCAATTCGACATCGTTTGGATGGTTTAGGAGCATTAGATCTGTTTGATATTTCTACGATTAGAATTGCTAATCATCTTCGAAATAGGACTAATGATTTAACAAATACTGAGAAAGTTATGCTACTGGATCTAATTGAAAGATTGGAGGCTTCTCAATGAGTATGACATACCTTCAACACGAACATGCGGCAGTAATGGAATTACGAAATCATGTTCTTAATTGCAAACACGCTAAGAATACTACTACAATAGAAAGATTAGACGAAGCCGATTTGATGGAAGAGGGATTGTATTCAGACGGCAGTCAAGTTAAATTTCTGCCTAACAACGTACTCAAAATAAAATGGGAGTCGCCTTGTGCTTGGTCTGGGTGTGTTTGGCACCTTTACTATTGTAAATTAGCAAACAACATTGAGTTTAAAGAAATTAAAGAGGTGTTAAACTAATGGACGTCTATGTTGAATGCAGACTTTGCAAATGCTTTGTATGGTCTAAAGAATGCAGTCAAATCATTACTATGCACCCTGACACAGATTACTATGAATGCTTTGAGTGTCAGCCAATGCCTTTACGTTAAAGGCCAGCCTTTTCTCTTGCAACCATCTCAGTAAAAGAAAACATTGCATTGATCGGCAAGAAAGGAGCAGGCGCTATTCTTGCTAATGGCCTAGTTACAGAACTAGCTATACTGAAGAATTGTACGGCTCCTGCACCAGCAACAGGAACCTTTGATTGTTCTCTTAATGCTATTCTGTTAGTTAAACCAAAATAAAAATCATTGTCTAAGTTATTCTGTTGATAGATGGTATCAAACTTAAGTTGCTTTGCGGATCTATTGTCCATCGCCTTTTGACGTTCTTCCTTCCATGCGGCATAACTTGTATGTTGATCGGGCGTATTGTCAGGACGGCGATAATAGATTATCATGCAGTATAGCCGCCTTCAGGAATACTATTCATGGCGTTGGAAACCGTTGTTAGATATTCACCTTCAGATAGGCTCGCATCTTTAGCAAGTAGCGTTACGTTTACTGCTGGCCACCTGTATGTGGTGATTCCACCGTATTGCACGTTGGCAATTACAGAAACAGGCGGCGTAGAACCATCTGTTAAACCATACATGTTCTGAGTTCTGTTGATTATTATTCGGTAACAATGCAAGTTAGGCCCAGTAATGCCAGACATAGTCCCCCAAGTAGTAACGGAAGACAAAAGAGGCATTCCTGTAACAGTATTGTAAACAATATCTACTGGGTCGGTTGGGTTTCTGATTGCACCATTTGCAATTGTAGCTGCATTATTCAAATTAATATCATAGATCCTTTTTTCTGCAAACACTGTTTGTTGATGAGAAGGAAGGCCGCCGTCTCTACCTCCCAGAGTTGACGTGCCGGTTTCAGTTGAATCCAATCCTAAACTGCGCAATTGTTCTAAAATGTTTGAACCACTAGATTGAGAGGAAGTCATTTGCGCAACAATGTTATCATTGTTTAACGGTCTTGTGAAGACGTAAATGTATTCTTCGATTTGGTCGTAAGTGTTAGCGTTAGTAGTAAAGCCCAGGGGGATGGGTGAGGTTCTTTGAACTGAAACATCCACCGGTTGATAGACTTCGTTGTTTTTTGTCATGTAACTTAGATCTAGTCTTTGGTATTGAATAAAACTTCCAGCCAATCGGATGTTCAATAGAGGAGGGTTAGGAGTTGGTTGTAAAATAATTGAAGGAACTTCGGCTAATACTTGACCTACGCCTCCTAAACTCAAAGCAGATAAACCAGTCCCTTCTTCACCTGCGTCCCTTGTTAGTTGTTGGCTCACAGGTCCAAAATCAATATCAATTAGCCTAGTGTCTTTGTCGATTATTCGCGCCACATCATCACCTCTTGTTCTTGCGTTGTTCTCTTCGGAAAGCGGCGCCCATCTTCTTTAGATCTAAACGTCCTTTCTTCTTTCCTGATTTGAACTTAATTTGCTTCTTTTTGTTAGCCATAAACTTCTGCCAAGCAGACTTCGCACGGCGAGTACCAGACTTAACAACTTCAGCACCTGCTTTCTTTGCTACCTTTCTAGCTTCTTTCTTTGCGCCTTCAACAAAGAGTTCTCTTAACTCTTCGAGGGTGCCTTCTACTTTAACCAAGTAGAACACCTCAAGCGACGTTGCCAGTCTGTGTTAGTACAAGTGCCATGTAGTCTTTGGCAGATGGTGTAACAATACGACCTTTCATTCTAAGGGTATAGTTAGGGGAACCAGTGTTAGAAATGTTACGCAACCAAAGAGTCTTTGATACAATCAATGGAGTTAGTGAACTAAAACTCTCTTGATGAGACATAACTAGATCATCAATTCCAAAAGTCTGTCGAGCGACGTACAAAGAAGTACGATCAGAATGACTAACAAACGCTTGGATATTAGAATCTGCAAGTTGAAACTTTGATTCGGTGTCCGAGGTTGGGAAATCTTCAGTTGGATCTAGGACAATATCGACTTCGTGAACTTCGAAAGCCTGATTGTCTGCTATGTCTACATAGTCTGTTAGATCTAAAGTTTGGTTTGCCGCTGAAGTCTGTGTGTTAAGTTCCACATAGATTTCAAAATCTCTTGTTGACGCTTTTGCCATAAGTACGGGACATCCCACCGAGGTTTATAGTAGTAGTTTTATTCTA